TCCTTTTTAAATCGAAATGATACCTCTAACGTGTGTGAGTCCATTTGATTATTTTTTATGGCATCAATCATATTGTTATTTATGTTAAGTAGACCAGATGTTGCGTTCCATGCTGGGTCGCCATCAGCCCTACGCCTACCGGGTGTTGTGCTTTCAACGCCTACACTAAGTTGCCACGGATCCCCTGAAAATAATATCATTTTTGACTTTTGTAAGTTATTTATAAATTCAGTTCCATATGTGCCAATTATTTGTTGAAGCCAATAATTTGATTTAATATAACCATTAACTAAAACTGAAATTGTAGCCTCATATCTATTTTTAGTTGTAAAATATCCCTCATCAAACAATAAACATCGACATTCGCGTATAGCTGTTATATTATTTTTTTGATAACCATATTTGGGTGTTTTAAGATAACTTATTACCTTGGAACACGTTTCTGTATTGTGGATACCAAATGATTTAGTCCCAACACTATAAAACGCATTATTTGTATGTATATTTAGAAAATTTAAAATATATTGTTTTATTGTTTTATAAGACGATTCAGTGTCGTAAGAGTCCTCTATAAACTCATCTATTTTATCCTTGACGGCTTCGATTGATGCGTATGATGGGGTAAATATTAATGATGCGTTTGATTTTTTAAATTTAACATTTGTAAATAAACTTAAATATAAATTTATATATGTTTTGCCAGAACCCGCCTTAGCGTTAATAATTTGAGGTTTTATTTGATTCATAGAAGGATCATATTCATTTGATATTTTAGATGTTATATTATTACATATCATTCTTTGTTCGCGTGACATTTTTTCATAAAAATAATCCAAACATTTTTTTATAGCAATCGTTGCGTCATTTGATAAACTATCATATTTAGTTCGTGTAAATAAATTGCTATTATTAGTTATTATAAGGTCCGAATCAAATTCAAATGATACATTATTCAAATCAATCATCGTGTCTAATGGAGGTAATTAATTATTAATTATTTTAATTAAATCAATTTTAATTAAACAATATTTTAATGAAACCGAAAATTAAAAAGAAACAACCAAGTTAATTGGGCAATTAAACGGTCGCATTCAAATGGACTTTCTGGGCACGTCCAGAGGGATCATAGGATACACCCTCCCAACTCATTTTTGGAACCCATCTTTTAACAAAACTTGAATTAGAATGAAACTGTTCATTAAATATTTGCCTATAATAGGCTTCTTCTTTAGTTGTCACATCTGGGAAGTTTTCCTTCATAGTGTCAAACGTGGCGTCATCTATTGCGTCGGTCGCGTGCCTTTTAATCGAATCAATCCAATTATACCCAACCCCGTCACTAAATTGCTCTTTTTGTCGCCATAAGATTTTACTTGGTAAATAGTCATAGTCATTATCTTCAAATGCTTGGCGTAATACATTCTTTTCTATGCCATTTTTATATTTTAATTCTGGGTGAATTGGTAGCGCATCATTTACAAATGCAACATCTAAAAACGGAACTCGCACCTCCAATCCCCACGCCATCGTTGATTTATTCGCTCGCAAACAATCAAAATTATGTAAATCGGCGACACGGGTTACACACTCATTATGAAATTCGGTCGCATTTGGGGCTTGATGGAAGTACAAATATCCACCTAAAATTTCATCGGCACCTTCCCCCGACAATACCATCTTAATTCCCATTGCTTTAATTTTGCGCGACAATAAATACATTGGAATACTGGCTCTAATTGTAGTGACATCATAGGTTTCAAGGTGATGGATAATATCATATATACTATTAATTCCATCTTCAATATTAAAATTAAATTCGTGGTGAATACTGCCGATATGGTCAGCCACAATTCGGGCGAATTTTAAATCTGGACCACCATCCAATCCAATTGAAAATGTATGGAGTTTATTTCCAAATGAAAAACGGTCGGGATGTTCCTTCATAATTTTAGCCGTAATGGAGGCAATTAAGCTGGAATCAAGCCCACCACTCAACAGAACGCCAAAGGGTACTTCGCTCATTAGTCTTTTATCGACAGCCTCAATTAAACCCTTTTTGATTTTACTCAATGTCACTGGTTCATTTAATTTTCTATCAAACTTACTAAATAACGTCATATCAAAGTAGTTTGAAGTATTACTTAAACTTGGAGTTCCACCATTCAATTTAAATGTCATAGTTACACCAGGCATAAATTGTTCTATATCGCGACTAAAAACTTGAAGGGATTTCGCCTCGGAAGCGACGATGACCGTGTTGTCCATTTTATTAAAACAATAATACATAGGATTTATCCCAATACGGTCACGACATATAAAAAATTCAGCCTTTTCCATATCGTATAAACAAAAAGCGAATATACCATCAAGATAGTCAACACATTTAGCACCATATTTAATATAAAGCGGAATAATCACTTCGCAATCGGAATCCGTAGTGAAATTATAATTTTGACAATGCTGTTCTTTTAATTCTTTATAATTGTAAATTTCACCATTTACCGATAATATATAGTTCTCATCAGTTGAAGTAATGGGTTGATGCCCCTTCGTGACACCGATTATACTAAGTCGCTCATGATACATATGACATATATCATTTTTCCATACCCCTGACCAATCTGGACCACGATGACGCAGTTTTTTAGAACACCCCAAAAGCAATTGAGGGTCGTATTGGGACGGATTGCCAAATAAACAAAATATTCCACACATAATAAGTATAGTATATACTTATAACATCTTTAGATATTGAAAAATAAAAAAAATTGAAAAATGAAATTGAAACAAACCTTATAACAATCCATTATGTCCAACTATCTTGAAAATGTATTTCAAACTCATTTTCCAACTATTTCTGTTGAAGATAAAAATAGATTTATTGATGAAATTGTTTCTTGTGCTAACCGAACTCGCGATGAAGCTATGGATAAAATTCGGCCGAAACTAAATGAAATTATAACGAACTTATTTGAACAAGATGAACGTGGCGAATTTATCATTACCGACGATGAAATTATAAATCTTAAATTATCACTTGGATTTACAAGGTTATGTCGTATAGAACATTTTAAAGAAGGTCATAAAATCGTTGGAATTACAGTCAAAAATAATAATGAACAAATTTCATTCAAGTATCAACCTAATAAAGGTACCTGGATATATGCTTCAAGCATAATTCCAATGGGAAATCGCCATCTGGATCACCACGAAATTTTAAATACTATAACCAATAGAAATTTTATGGGTTGGCCAGTTGGAGAAAGATTTATTTGGGACCACGAAAACGTCCAGCGTTATCGCGATGGTGGTTCTTGGAAAGGTGCATTTTATTCGGATAACTATCGCATAACTATAGACTCACAATATAATGAAAAACAGGTTATTACTACATTAATTTATAAACACGGAAATAGTAGTAGTGATAGCGAATCTACACGTTAAAAAAAATGAATACTTTTTATATTTTTATTTATTATTTTTATTTTTTAATGTGAATGTGATTGATACTATAATATTCTATAAGTTGTAGAGAAATAAAAAAAATTGAATAAATCCATAGATATTTATAAATAATATATAACGGACTAACGAATTTACTAATTCAACTATGAAATTCCGTGTGATAAACACAGGGAAATCCAAACTAACCTATAAAATAATCAATGACGACGATATTAAGAAAATTGTAGACGATATTGTGGTAGATATTCAGACAAAATTAAAGGAAAAACCTGAAATTAAAATTTTCGGCAAAATTTGCCACCAACAGCGAGATGTAGGATTTTTCAGCAACGTCTCTAAAGGTTATAAATATAGCGGACAAATAATGGCATCACAGCCATTGACTGATAAAATGGACCAAATAATAAGGCATGTGAATAAATGCTACAAAACAAACTATAATTCAATTCTAATAAATAAATACAACGATGGTAGGGATTATATTAGCAAACATTCGGATGATGAAACTGGATTAGAAAAATCAGGAGTCGTTGGAATATCCTATGGAGCGGTTCGAACATTCCGAATTCGGAAAAAGGATACCAATGAAATTCAAGCCAATATTTCACTACAACCATATTCAATGGTACAAATGGCGGGGGATTTCCAAAAAGAATTTACCCACGAAATTCCAATTGAAAAACAAGTGAAAAATTCCAGAATTTCATTTACATTTAGACATCATATTTGGTAAAAAACGCAGGATGTAAATAGTTGTCTAATATGTAAATATTGATAAAATTATAGTGTAGAATTAAAGTTAGTTACCATATTATTATAAACCTTATTTTGACCCCAATAAAACAAAAAAAACACCCTTTTTTGTTTATAAAATTGTGACACGAGTTGATTATATTATTTAATAACTATATATTTCTTCGTACAAGTTAAATTCATTCGCATTATCATTAATCATTTCTATTTTTTGAAAAGTATCACTAATTACTTTTTTTTTCATTTTTTTATCCCGTTCGTCCTTCGGGTTCATATCGGGTCCCTTGTTAATTTCTAAAATAAATATATCACCATTTTTGTCGTAAATCGCATCTACACCGAATAGCTGAAATTTCAGAGTTTTCTTTAGTTTATCTAATTTATTCAACGGTAACACAATTGCTCGCGAAAGTAAAAACATTTTTTCTTTCACATGATTGGTTATATTATTATCATTCGTTATTTTCTCCAATTCTTTAATATTAAAGGGATGGCTATTGTATATATCCTTTGAAGCGATATAGCTATTTGTTATATTTGAATTAAAATCAAGTTTATTAGACAAATTGACTTTTTGGGAAGCATACAACAACTTATTAAGCTTGTGCAAATACACTTTCGTACTATTTCCATTGGACACGATTAACATATATAACCGTATATTGAATTTTCTATCATTGATAAGATACGATTCCTTCATATCTTGAACCAATTTAAAATTGTCGTATTTGCTATTAGTAATTTCATATAAATCATTGGAGATTTTAATACCCTTTTTACGTTGAACATTTCGTTTCAATATATAGATATTATCCTTATTAAATTGGGATTCAAACTCCTCCATATGTTTCGGGTCGTCCAATAAATACGTTGTTGGCATTATTTCCGAGGCTTTTTTGAATCCATATTCTGTTAGTATTATTTTCCATAACCCATTTTTTGCCACGATTTTATCACACCCATCTATACCATAAATAGATTGTTTTTCATTTAATTCATCTAATTCTTTCAACTCTCGCTCTATACCATTATAGCCACACGGGATATAAATTTCCCAATCATCATCTCGTGACTTGGTAATATTATTAGTATCAAAAATTTCTTTTGTAATTCCTTTCAGAGGTTTGGAATCACACCGTTTATAACTAACAAAACTTTCATTTACTTGCGTATATATAAATAAAATAGTAATGAAAATTAAAAAAATAATAAATGTTATCTTAACAGTTAACGTCATTAATATAAAGTAATAAAGTATAAAATTTATTTTATTTTATTTTATTTAATTTATTTATTTATTTTTTTTCCAAATCAAATACGTATAGCTTATTATCGGCGATTACAAACATATTACTATTTCTATAATTATTTTTACTTAATACATCATTTCGGAATTCATCGGTCAAAATTGGATTGCTCAATTCAATAAACTTGACATTTATTTTAG